ATAGGCACACCATCTAACATAGCTAGTGGCTTGCCCGGCAGGCGTGTGCTATTATATCTTGCGGGTATAAGAATAGCTGACGATGTCACGTACCACCTCCTCAAAGTCTTCTAAGCGTAACATATTAGGACCGTCACTGGGTGCTATATCAGGATTAGGATGGACTTCCAAGAAAAAATTCCGGATGCCAAGAGCAGCCCCACTACGAGCCAAGCCAGGCACGTAATCACGATTGCCACCTGAACTAGACCCTTGTCCCCCGGGTTTTTGGGCAGAGTGCGTACAATCAAAAACAATATCATGTTCATAAGTGTCGAGCATATACATAAGACCAGTATAGTCAACGACAAGAGTGTTATAGCCAAAACTTGTTCCTCTCTCAGTTATCCAGACGTCTTTAGCGCCTTCAGTTTTACTTAGCACACCTTTCATATCCCAAGGTGCCATAAACTGACCTTTTTTAATATTAACAATTTTATCTGTAGCACAAGCCGCTTTGATCAAGTCAGTCTGTCTACATAAAAATGCAGGTATCTGATAGACATCAACTGCATCTCTAAATTCTCGTTCAATGCGGTTCACTTGTACATAGTCATGTACATCAGTAAGTGTCTTTACACCTAGTGTTACTTTTAGTGCTAGGAAGTCTGTGAGTGTTGCTTCCATACCTAAGCCACGCACACCTTGCTCACTTGAGCGATTGGCTTTATCGTAACTTGCTTTGAAATAATATTCAATGCCGTACTTGTCACATACACGTTTACACTCTCGAGCAATCTCTGATGACTGTGCTAGTCCTTCATGTTGACATGGCCCTGCTATAATTCTCATTTGCAACTCTTACAGTTACAATCACGTATAAAGAAATGTACAACAGCCATTGTAAACCACATCCATGTCATTTCACCTACTCCGAGTAATGTTTGCCCGTGACTCATGTGATGCATATCTTTATACAAAAATATACTTCCGAGTATTAAAAATAATACTCCTGCTCTTTTATGTCTCATTTGTGTTCCTTTATTGTATAATAAGTTGTTACTAATGTATCTAATAATTTTTTTAGCGTTGGATACTCTTCACTTAATTGGCATAGCTCTTGCCATTCTCCGTAGCTTATTAAGTCACCTTGTGCTCTAGCAACGCCTGCAGGATCTCCACCTATGATCCAACGAGGTATTTGATTATGGGGAGCATCTCTATACTTTGCATATACTACACCGTCGGCTCTCTCGTATATTAATGCTTCACCTGATATCATTTTATTTTTCAATTGCAATGTCAAACTTTCCTTTTTTAGTAAGTTCATGATATTGAACTGTACCGTCAATGTATGTTTTAATTTTTTCTAACCACCACTGGGGAGTTTCTAAAATTAAGTGGGCATTACGCCCGTCTGATAATTTTTTACGTGCAGGTAATGTATCAATACGTAGCCAAATATATTTTGTTGACAGCGTGTTTATATGATCTAATACTTGCCCAATGTACTCAGGTTCAATGTGTTCTAACACATCATTAGAAAATACACAATCGTAATTAGAAGAGGACAAACTAGCAAACAACTCTAATGCAGGATCGTATCCTTGTATACTTACACCCGGATATGATTCTTTAAGTTGTGCTAGTATGTGTCCTTTTCCACAGCCATAGTCTAATAAAGATTTAACATTCCAAGAATCCATAAACTTTGGAAACTTTCCTAAATGTTTATTCTTGCCGCCGAAACCTGTTCGACGAGATTTATCGCTGTGTATTTCCTTTAATTGTTGTAAGTATTTTCTACTATACAATTAACCTAACCTTTTTACTAACTCTGCTTTAGTAAGACTTGCGTTAGCTTTAACGCCACGCTTCTTAGCTTCTTTAAGAAGTTGATCTTTTGTTAATTTGCTAAAGTCGCAAGTTTTAGTTGCTGCCTTTTTAGCTTTTGTTTTAGGCTTAGTTGCTTTTTTAGGTGTTGAATTTTCTTTTGACAACTCGTTAATAACTGTCGGAACATCCTTCCCTAGTAAACTTCTTATCCATGACCACATATTTTTAATCCTTTTATAAATGTGGATAGCGAGCAAAGAGCTCGCTATCTATCTTTGGGTAGTTAAATTAACTACCGTCGCCTACTTCTACTCTACCTTTAAGGTAACGTAGTAGTAAACCATATGCAGGTAAGAATATAATTAATCCTACCGCAATTTTTAGCACAGCTTGTGAGCCTGCAATTTCCATCCAGTTAGCAGCCATATACTCATCTGCTGAGTTATTAAACGCTACTGCAAAGAATGTGTAACTGTCAATTACGTTTGCAACTATAGTTGACAATGCAGGTGCTAACCACCATGCACTCATACGTTCTCTAATTGCTTGGAACACATATACGTCAATAAACGTACCTACAGCATATGCTGTTGCTGATGCAAAGCCAATACGCATTGCTACACTCTCTGGTGCACCTTCTGCTAGTACTACTGCAATACTTGTAATAATTGCAATTGGGTATGCTGCCGCGATGGTTGCTCGAGCAATGTTCTTACCTAATAAACGTACTGTTAAGTCAGTTGCTAGAATAACTATCGGAAACGTAAACGCTGCCCAAGTTAATTTAAACCCAGCAATCTCTACTGGTATTGCAACTAGTGCGTTGCTAATTGTAATGACTATAACTTGCAACAGTGCAAGTTTTAGCATCATCTTCTTATCTATGTTTTTAAACATTTGTTACTTCTTTCTAATTGCTGTGCCGCTTGTTCGACGAACAATGTCATCGTGATTAAATTCAGCCCAGTATAATTCAAAAGCGACACCGTCTTCTAAACCTTCAAACTGGTGAATTTTTCCGGGCTTCACTTGTGTAAAGTCCCCTGCTTCAAGAATAGTTTCATCAACTAGTCCTTGATCATCTTGCCAAACTCGAACAATCATCTTGCCCGATTCAACAAAGAATCCGTTCCATTTAAATTCGTGTGCGTGTTCGCTACACTTGTATCCTGCGTTAAAATTAATGCGGTGAAACTCTAGTACACCATTGGCGTGGATTAGTTCTGTGCCACCCCATATTTTACCTGCTTTAATTCCCATATGTATTTCCTTTATATTAAAAGTGAGTATTCTATAACTTCACACTGTCGACTGATATCTTTTACAAAGTATGCACACAATGGCTTATCACCATCTTCGATAGGAACACTTAGTAATTGTCCGTTTTTCATTTTTGGGAAATACCATTTTACATCTGAATAAAAGTTTACAATTTCAATTTCTTCAAAGTCAACTTTATAGCTTGATAGCGGATTAAAAAGAAATGCTTCAAACCCTCTATTGTTTAAACTAGTAAGCGGTAGTATTTCTAAGTCGTTACCACTTTGGCTACATCCAACAGCTACACTCCAATCTACCGGCATTGTAATTTCTCTGCCGTTAATATTAATTACCATTGCAGGTGCGCTAAAGCTCTCAAGAAAGATTAAAGGTACAAAAAAGAAATCTGGATTTTTAGGATCGCTATTATCTAGTACACTGAACCGTATGTCTTCTTCTATTTCATCTGGTAGCTTATCTAAATGAAAGCATTGATTTTCTAATGTTAATATTCTCATAATTTAATTCCAATCCACCTTTTCTATTGTGAATGGGTACTCTGCTTCTTTGTAAAACTTCTTACGCTGAGTTAGATGTCGCTTCGCAAACTTACAAGTGGATGTAAGGTCCCATATTTGTACGAAGTCTTTGTCCTTTGCCTTTCTTACACCTCTACCAATTGATTGAATTACTCTTACAAAAGACTTCCCAGGCTCCAAAAGAACCAAGTTAAAAATACGAGGAATGTTAAGACCCACGGCAGCAACTCCATAGGTTGCGATAATAACCTCGTTAGTTCCTTCACGAATCGTATCATAGGTTTCCTTTCTATCTTTTACTTTTACAGCGCCGCTTACAAACGTTGCGTTAGGTATAAGTTCGGCAAGCATTTGGCCTGCGCTAATTCTGTCTACTAGTATAAGTGTGTTGCCTGAGTCTTTTATTGTGTTTAGTAATTTGCCTATATATTCTATTCTTGCTTGATTAGTAACAAGATATTTTAATTCTGATTGGTAATCGCTGTGTGCTACTGTATCCATTAGTTGTACAATATTAACATGACACTGTGCAAGAACACCTTTGTCTTGTAATTCTTTTGCGCTGATGTTGCCAATTACAGGACCAAGACTAGCATGAATACTTTCAAATTCAAACTTTGCTTTTGGTACTGTACCAGTTAGCCCCCAGCGTATTGGAGCGTTACGTAGGTTGCGGGTAAGCAAGTTCTTAAGAACTTCTGCTTTGGCTTGGTGTACTTCGTCAACAATAATAGTGCTCACACCTTCTAAGAACTCAGCTAGTGATAACACTGCGCTTCCGTCTTTGTGCTTCTTGTCTAGAATATTCAAACTCTGCCAAGTGCAAATAGTGTGAGTCTTACCTAAGTTTTTCCTGTCTCCAAAGTATACCCCTACGTCGAGCCCACAGTTAATATAGTCTTCTTCTGTTTGTTCTACTAACGATTTGTTAGGAACAATCACAAGTGACCTACCGTATGGCTCAGCTATATGTGACAACGTTGCTGTCGTAATTGTTTTACCTGCACCAGTAGCAATCTGTTGCAAGCTTTGTGGATTATTTAAAAAGTTATTAATTGCTTCTACTTGATAGTCACGTAGAATAATGTCTTCGCCTTCTGCTGGATGACCTTCAGGCCATACAACACCTTGGTCTTTCCAATAATTTTCTGTAACGGGTGTAAAGTCTAATTTAATTGGGTGACGTCTATCTTCGATGTCTACTATTTGTACGTTATTCTTTTGTAGAACTTCACTAACAATATCAAGATGATTGACGTAGCCAGAGCCGCCAATACCAAAAAAAGCAACCTTTCCATCCCAGCGACCAAGTTTATATTGTGGCATATACTTTGCATATGGCACTTCAAACTTAAGAGCGTTCGCGAGCTTTCTCCGTACATCAACCTCTAGTCCTTCCAGCTTAATGTTTACTTCATCTTCTATTATTAGTTTGCAGCTTGCCATTAAATTTCCTGAATTTTATTTTTTTCAAAACGCATGAACTGACTAATGTTACTGTCGTAATGTATAATTAAATCATATTCATCTGCGTAATGCGACATCTTCATATTCAACCGGTAGCTTTCTAACATCAACATAGTTAGAGGTTTGCAATCGCTTGTCAATAAAGGTTTATTAAGTTTATTTCTATTAATATACACTATTTTTGTGTCTTTGTCAACCGGAGAATTTAACTTGTGTTCTTTAATATACTCGTTAAACCCGTCACTCTTATTAGACTCTAATCGCATCATTACACTTATTTGATCATTAGATACAACATTTTTAAAATGATTATGTGATATAATTAAGTGATCAAATGCATCATCGTCATCTAATAAAATAACAACAGGGAATCTTTCTAGTTCTATTAAACTTCCAACAATCTGATCTAATGTACACTGTGTTGAATTAATAAAAATATGCGACATTTCTCTATTAACAATTTTCTGTGTGAGCGTACTGTACTTAGGTAAACAGTAATTAATGTCAAAGTCAAATTCTTTAATACCGTACATTAAACTTCTGTCTCTATAAAGGACTATGTTATCTTTAGATAACTTACCTAAACTGTCCTCTAAACTTTTTACACCGTTAGGATGTAAATTCTTTAAAGTCATATTTCTAATACTTGGAACGTAGTCTTCTTTTCTTAATTTTAACAGAGTGTCATAAGCTTCTAGTAGTACTTGATCTATTTCGAAATTTTTATCTTTAAATGCACTGATTACATTAAATATATTTTGCTCGTTAGCTAAAAAATGATGTTCATGACTACCTTTTCTATGACTATATTCACGGTGATTATATTGAATCTGTTGTAACGTCATAATTAATTTTTTACTAAATGGAAAGCGTACTTTAATCCAGTTTTCTTTTGGTTCATTTAATGGTGCTTGGATTAGTGTAATATACTTACTACGGTCAATTTGTCTAAGTGGCAAACGTAAAGTTTTGATAGCTAAATCAAAATTACAATTAGTAAATTGTTCTTTATATTTTTGTAGTTTATCTTTCATTAGAAGAAACTGTCTATCTGTCAATGCAGTACCTTTAAATGATTGCCGTGCAATGCTATGTATGATAGTAGCATCGGTTGATTCTATTTTTAAGTTGTCTGAAGAAGTTAACCCTGCTAGTGTTTCCAGGAGGTCTTCGATAGTATTAATATTAGTTTCCATAACACTATTATAACTTAAGAGATAGCAGAAGTCAAGTGTTTAAGTGGAATACCTTGAGAAATTTCTTTGATTGTATATTCAGTATGTGCATAATCGTTGAGCCATGCTTGCCTTGCTCCCATATGCGGTTCTTCGATATCAAAAAGAAAGTCTATGTCATTAGCTACTGGATATGCTAACGAGCTAGGACTTACAAACGACGGAACACCATTCATGATACTGTGTATACCTGGGTTGCTACTGTAACTTATAGTGGCCCATATATTATCAAACTTCATATCAAAGTCGTCATAGGTGCCTGGTAGTTGTCTCGGTTCCTGTCTGTATACATGTTTTAATCCAAGTTCGATATGAGGCAATCTACAACGTGGATGCGCTCGAAATAATATAGGACGATCAGTGTGTTTGCGGATTTCTCTGTACGTTTGCATAAACCAATTGCTCATACTCGGCATGTCTTGCCACTGCAAACTTTTATCGTGTTGTCCGCATATTAAAATAAAATCCCCGTTGGATCTCCAAGGTTTACAAACCAGTCCCATGCTATCAGCCCGGCTCCTATCATTGTTGCCGCTACCAAAGTAGCCAGTTCTGTTAATTCCATTTAGTCCTACTTTCCAAGTTATACCTCGTTGGATGCCGCCAACTTCTAATACTATAACAGGTTTCTTTAACATACGGTTTTGTTCCCATACAGTTTTGTTCTTTGCCATTCTTCCATTCCAAAGAACGCTCCATATAACAGCAACATCATAATTGTCGTAGTGATCCATTACCCTGTAGGGTTCATTGTATATTACAGTATGTCCAGCATCTATTATACTTTTAGCAAATGCTTCGAATACTGGTTTAGAATTTAGTGCGCCATAATCAGTGTATAAACAAAAAATCATCAGTTAAATACTCCATATACATATTTAACAAGAGGAACACCATGACATCAATAACAGTGGTTACAACATTTCATCAGCCAGGACTAAGTTTATATGGACAACGATTCTTAGATAGTTTTGCAGAAAGAGTTGAAAATAAAGTAAAGCTATTAGTGTATGCTGAAGATTGCACTCCTGTAAATCCCAATCCTGAGCAAATTACAATACTTAACGCAACAGAAGTTTTGCCAAAACTTAATGCATTTAAAAGTAAGTGGGGAAGTGTTGATAAAGCAAATGGTATACCGCCTGCTGATATAAGAGCTCGCAGACCACGTGATTGGCAGAAGAAATTTAAATGGGACGCTGTACGCTTTGCTAACAAGACATACGCTGTGTATGACGCTTGTACACGCTCTAAGGACTGGTGTGTATGGATGGATGCAGATACGTTTGTACACAGTGACTGGAGCCATAAACAATTTAAAGAGCTGTTACCAAATAATGCATGGATAACATATGTAGGTAGAGGCAAAGGATCACAGACATGGCCCGAGTGTGGCTTCTATGGTATGAACTTAAATCATCCAGTGTGTCACGAGTTCCTTAAAGAGTTTGAACGTATGTATGAAGATGCAGACAACGGCATATTTACATTAGAAGAATGGCACGACAGTTATGTGTTTGGTCATATACTTAATAACATGAAGAAAGACTTTCCAACAGTATTAGACTATAGTGCAGAAATGTACTTACGTGAAGCAAGTACAGGCGGTGGTGGACATCCTCTAATAAACACAGTTTTAGGCAAATGGATGGATCATATGAAGGGCGATCGTAAAACTGCGGGTAAAAGCAAACATACAGATATAATGGTTAACCGACAAGAAGATTATTGGCGTGGATGATACCTATAAGAAAATAAACATTACTATATGGCCGCAATACCGTTTAAATTATTGGGGTATTACTAAGTGTGCTAATAGTGCCGTTAAAAGTAGTTTGATGAATCATAATGTAAAAAATATTAATAAACGAGATAAATCATTACACTCTTCAAAAAACGTTACATACATTTCTCAAGAAGCAGCATTATCAAATAACTATGTAAATTTTAGTGTTACTAGAGATCCTTACGAACGATTTGTTTCTCTCTATAAAGACTTTGGCTGTGACAGATATAAAGCCATTGGGTTGCAAGACAGTGTATCATTTGATTACTTTATTGATTATGCCTTAGAAAAATTTCCTAATGATAATTGTAATATACATTTTAAAAGTCAAAGTAGTTTTATTGCAAATAAGTATGAACTATTATTTGATAATGTCTTTGATATTTCTAGAGTACCAGAATTTTTATTGTCTTATGGTGTTAATTTAAATTATGCAAATGTATCTAAAAGTCAAGAAGTTATTTTAAGTAGCGTACACAGACAAAGAATATTTGACAGGTATGAAAACGATTTTGTGTTACTAGGTTATTAAATGTATAGAATTACATCATGGCCTAATTTCAATATTAATTTTTGGAGTATTACTAAGTGTGCTAATACTGCAATGAAGATTCATTTATACGAACTAACTAACGGTGAAATATCTTTACACAGAGATACTGATATTAACAAACATCTAAAGTTTATTTCTGCAGAAGAGGCAGCAAATAATAATTTTATAAATTTTACGATATGTAGAAATCCATACACTAGATTTTTAAGTGCATACAATTACATACGTTACAAACGTCCTAAAAAACTAAAGGACATTGGCCTACCTAAAGAATGTACAGTTGATCAACTTATTGAATTTTTATTTTGTAATCGAGATAACGAAGCATTAGATCCGCATTTAAAAAAACAGATTAATTTTATAAATCATAATGTACATAATATAATACACATTGAAAATATTCAAGAAGAATGGAATATAAATTTGCCAATCCTTGGAGTATCAAAAAATGTTAATACACGCAAACAACTATTAAAATTATCTAAAACTCAAAAAGCACTTGTGTATAACTGGTATAGAGAAGACTTTACATTCTTTAACTACGAAAAATAAACTGGCTTTAGGTGTTCCCAACATTCACCACTAATTACGTCTACCTTATTCCACATAGTGTATGCAATTTGATTTTGCCACTGTGTTCGATCTATATCGTAATTAATATTCTCAATTTGTGATAAACTTTTATGACTTATTGGATATGTCATAGATCCGTCATTTAATGAAAACACTGGTATGCCCTTACACACTGCTTCAACTGAACTTAGACTATTAAACGATACAACACAATGTGCGTTATTTAAATCAGCATCAAGCCCGGCGCCGCCTTGATTCCCACCCTGCGTTAAATGTTTACTGAGTACTACGTTATTCTTTTTATTATTTTTTAGTACTTTACTGCGTACCTGTATTAATGTTTTATCTAAATTACGTGGGTGCGGACGTATTACTATTCTACGATCAGTATGCTTTCTAATATTCTTAATTACTACATTTACCCAATCATAAAAACTATTAAACCCTTGTTCGTATAACTCATTTAGCGCACTGTCACCTTCTTTTTGACCCATTATAATTATGTCATCTCCCGGACTGTGCCAGTCGTTAAATGTAACGCCTGTAATGTTTTGAAAACGTTTCCATCTAGTATCGTCAACGTTATCGTTATTAAAATTTCCTTTAGTCCACTTGTAACTGTTCCATCCAAACCGAAGCCAACCGTCGTATTGTCTAAACGGATTTGATTCGCTTACTATAAAAGGTTTTTTTGAATCTAAAATAAAATCAAAATATTGTCCTTGTGTTTCTGCACGTTTACCAGTAAAAAACTTTTGTTTTCTTTCATTAGTTTGGTAGTAGCAATCAGCATACACAGATTTATAGTCGTCCTCTCTAGTTAGTTGTATTATTTTATCACCGTGTTTTTCTAACCCGCGAGCCCATCTAAAATATAATTTACTTACTGGAGATGGAAAACTTACCATTTCAATCATACATAATTCCTAATGTGTCTCCATGCTTGTCCTGAAGATAGCTCTTCAAAATTCCAGTGACTCATCGATAGTCTTTCGATCCAATCTTGTCTTTCAAATGTTTTTGGATTTTCAATTTCTATAATTTTTTTATTAGCAACACCACATGCTTGACTAGTTTCAGGAACTGGGTCTGTAACAAATACCGGAATACCTTGGATTGCTGCTGCAACACCAGGACTGCTATTATAAGTAATTACTGCCCAACATTTTTTAAAGTCTGATGTTATTGATATGTTGTTACTTATTTTTACTCCAGGATGATTTAATTTTAAGTATTGCTTTGCCCGTTTGTCTCCTGGGTGTGCTCTAACTACTATAGGACGATCACTATACTGTTGTAACTTAGTTATAGTTGCACGAAGCCACGCCATTACATCTAGTCCTTTCATGCTCCAGCCGCCATTCCTTTGCAAACAAATTAGTATATGATTACCGTTTGTTCTCCAATCCTTTAATGATATTCCAAGATTGTTTGATATGCTTTTCCATCTATCAGGATCAGGATTATCGTCAAAGTAATTACCTGTAGTAGGAAAAACACCGTCTAAACTAAACCTTAGATAATGTAATGGGTTTAAAGGATCTGCATATAAAAACAAATTACTATCTGCTATTAAGGTATGTTTTCCATGTAACTTTTGGTTATTCAAAACAGTTTTTCTTAATTGCAAATGAGGAGAGTTTGCACTTTGTTGATGAACAAATCCTTGTATAACACCTAAATCACTTAATGACCAATGAGGATTTTGTGACACAATACCTGTATCACCTACTGCATTTACTCCGTCGGCGAATCGAGTTAATACTTGTATTTTCTCTGGATTCTTTTGATTAGGTATGCCCTTAAGATAAGTTACTACGGTTTTCATCTATCAACTCTTTTATGGAAGATTCTAAGTGTAACCAACATTGGCCTGACTCCATTTCTTCAGGTGTCCATTGGCAGTATGCTAGATTATAAAGCCATTGTTGTACATCTTTGCTGTCGGCTAATGTTAAATTTTCAATGTTAGATAATTTACGTTCGCCAACGTTCCATGCAAAGTTTCCTTCATCTACTGCTATTACCGGAATGCCATTTAATACAGCATCAATCGACATGCCACTTGTATATGCTACTACACAGTAAGCATCTAATATATGATCTTCCCATGGTGTTTCCTTACCGTTTACAAACTGTACATTAGGGAAGTTTTTAAATAAAAACCATCGAAATAATTCTTCGTGATTGGACCATCCTTTATCACTTACACCTGGATGTGTTCTAATTTCAATAGGACGGTCTGTGTGCCTGCGTAATGTTTGTACTGTATTTTTGCACCATTCATTAATATCATTGTGACGTAAACTTGCATCTCCAGCTAGTTGTAATGCAATTATAATTTTCTTTCCACGCTTCTTTTTCCAACCCGAATATGATAATCCTAAAGCATTAAATCTGTCTGCTGGATAATCTCTTTCTTCTCCCCAAATAGCATCTCTATTTAAAAATCCATTTATACCAACTCTGTAATGCTGGTTAGGTTGAAATACTCTTCTCCCTAACAACGGAGTTTCGATACATAAAAACGGTATGTCACTTTTATAAATTGCTGTTCTTATTTCGTGATGTACTCTTGAACGCTCAGGCTTCCAGCTGCCAAACATTACTGCTAAGTCACAGCCTCTTGCTTTTTCAGTGTAATCATAAAATACCCCTGAACCTTGTAATCCTTTAGACTTGTTAACTTGCCGCCAACGTTTCTTTTCAGCTTTGTCTTTAGGTACTAGATGTTCTTCTATACCATCATACATATTTCTTAAGACATCTCTTTCAGAATTATGTCCTGCACTATTCATAAATATTTTAATTTTCACGTAGTAATCTCCATGCTTTTCCGTTTTTAAATTCTTCAATATGGAATTGTCCGTATGCCAAATGACAGGCCCATTTATATATTTTATCTTTATCTTGCTTAGTTGGATGTTCGATCAGACTTAAATCTTTATCACAAACAGGGTCGGCAGCAGTAGGAGCAAGAGTAAATGCCGGGACACCGTGAAGTACACTTTCAACTGCTGCTATACTCTGATATGTTACTAATGCATGACAATCTATTAAATCATCAAATATTGTTTTTACAATACGCTCAGGCCTTGATGCTTTATCTCTAACAACAATTGGTCTATCTGTATATTGTTTTATTTTATTAATTGTTTCTTTAACCCACACATCTCTGTTAATGCCGTAAAACTTACAAGGTTTATCACTAGGTGTTACTAGCAGTATATGTCTCCCTAGTTTACGATCATGTATTGGGTAGTCAAGTTGTTTCCATCTGTCGTCTGATCGATTTATTATTTCATTATGCTGCACATCGTTTTTTACTATGCGGTGAAATAATTTAAATCCCATAGGATTAAATTTTGATTTGTAGTTGCCTATATACCCACTATCCATATAATAGAATGTATGTTTGTTCTTCCAACATTCGTGAATTAACTTACGCTTTGTCATGCTACGAATCATTATTGAATTATTAGAAAAATTAAAGTCGTAATCTTCTATACGTAATTTAGATCCCTTTGCAAACATATTAATATATTCGTCATTTTTGTTTTTACTCAAACATATCATTTTGTAATTCTAATAGAACATTGTTGATGGTTACTTCTGTATAATACTTCAAACTCTCTATCAAAGTCTGTAATCCATTCTTGTAATGCTTTATATTCGTGATCTTCCCAAGTCTCATACCTCTTTCTACCCCATGCATAAAACTCGTCAAATACTATAATAGTATCTTTAACTATACTATCGTTTAATAATGTAAGTACAGTCTTTGCACTAGAATACAAATCACTGTCAACATGTAATAACTTAATAGGTGTAGGATTATTATCTTCTAACCATTTTGGCAAACTAGTATCAAAAAATCCTTTTACTAGTTCTACATTTTTTGATACACTAGGTAATTTATCTACAGCAAAATAACCTTTTTTATGTTTGTTCTTTTTAGGATTAGTACTAATGTTCCAGTCTTCAGGAAGTCCTTCAAAACTGTCAAATCCATATAGTGTGTCATTAGGAAAAACTTTAGACATAACATTAATTGTTTTGCCCTTGTGTACTCCAAACTCTAAAACACTGCCTTCAATTGTACAAGTTTGACACGCTTTAACTAAATGACTTTCTCGTTGTACACCTAAGCTATCTGAATCAGATACTGCTGGCACTTTATGAAATGCGTCAATTGAATAATTTTGTTTGTTAATCATTTTATTTTTCCTTTTTGAAATTTGGTTTGTTCATCATCTCAAATAATTCTTTCTTCCACAACTCATTAAACTCGCAGTCTCTATAGTTTTCAAACCACGGTCCGCCTTCAGTATAATGAATCAAGTTTGGTTTTTCGATATCATCATACACACCCACTAAGTAGTTCCATGTACGATCTAGTTCGCCTATTTCATCATCTAGTAACCAACTAAATCTATGAAAGTATGCGCCATTTAATTCTAAACTGTTGACTTGATCTTGATCCACGGCTCTATTACTAGGATGACCACAGTTCCATAACACAACACTTGACCAGTTCTTGCGTGGATAGATAGTTTGTTTTTGTCCGTCCATCTTAATACCTTCTTTAGGTGTGTAATCATGTTGCACACACATAACAGCATACCTGTCATCTGCTTGATCGAACAGTTTTTTAATGTCTGTAGTAAGGATCATATCGCAGTCCATAAACACAGCCCAGCCTTTGAAGTTAGCAAGTTCTGGCACTAAGAAACGTGTAAACGTAAATTCTGTACTTGCAAGTTTATCTTCAGGACGCTTGTACCATCCTGCTTGTCTTAATTCTTTTTGTACTAATGGACGCACATCTGCATTGGGTTGATGCTTTAGTATGCTGTGTTTACACACTTGGTAAGCCATATCTTCTCTTGGTTCGTAGCCTATGAATACTTTCATTAATCTCTTCTTTCTATATCATTTTCTGTTAGATTGTCACCTAACCATACTTCAATTACTCGTGCAGTTTTGACACCAGTATTTACAGCTTTATGCCAAGTAAGCACAGGTATATCAATACTGCTTCCTTTAGTATATATGTTAGTAATTTTATCGCCGTTATCGTATTCTAATGTCATTTGTATTTCACCTTCAACAACATGCCAATGTTCTGAACGATCAAAATGACGTTGATCACTAAGCGACTTTCCAGAAGTAAATGCTAATTGTTTTACTTGCCATCCAGGCCCTTTATCTAATATTGTGTAGGTTCCCCAAGTACGCTCTGTAGTAGGTTGAGACCATTCTTTTAATATCCAACTTGAACTATTAGCTTTATTTTCGCCGCCTACGCCAAATACAAATTCTACATTATTATATTGCATTTCGGGTATATTAGACTTTGTTCTATCTCCGCCATTGGCAAAGATAATTTTTGTACTTGACCCTGTTGTGCTTTGTAATTGGAATATTGCATGATTAGCAGTATTGTCAGAATCATTAAATCCAATAACTTGATCTACACATGCTAGTTCTTTGATGATTGCACAACGCTCTTCAAAGGACATAAACGGTCTACCCTTCTTGCGGGTTAGCCATTCGTCGCTATTAACTCCAACAACTAATTTGTCGCCGAGATTACGTGCTGCTTTAAAATAGGCTATATGCCCGGAGTGGAGAGGATCAAAACCCCCAGTAACTAAAACTACATTCATGTAGTTATTTACAGAGTAGCGTCTTCCATACCTGCAACTCTGAGCTTAACTACGTTAGTAATTTGCCACTGTTTTTGATCTAATGCTTTGAGTACACCTAACCATTTGTTACGCATTAAGGCAAACTCATTAATAATTTTTTCATAGTCAACGACATCTGCCTCGCCGTCAACGTATTTTTCTACGTCACGACTAGACAGTGCCCGTTGATAGTTTTCAAGATATTTTTTAAAAAATGAGCTACGCAATCTACGTAGCTCAATATTTAGATAGTTAAGAATTGCTTCAATTTCTTGAAGCTGATTGAACCTATGTTCAACAATGCCTGGCATAGCTGCCGCACTCTTTTCAACATTACCAACAAGTTTACACTCACCGCGAGCATGGTTAAGTTCGGATTCAAAGTGCTGTATAGCACCAGGAATCTTGTTAATGTCACGAGATACTTCGCTATACCAACCCATTATTCATCCCAATCGTTATTAAAATTATCTTCGTCTACGTCAGCATCTAAGTAATAGTTTATTGCTTCATCAAGTACACTGCATGTACCTAAAGAATCTTTAAGTATAACATCGTCTACTCCATAATCTGCTAATTGATCAATAAATCTTTCAGCAACAATTTCTATTTGTTTTTTATCGACGTATTCTTTAAATAGTGTCCATACATCTACTATTTGTTCTTCATTCATTTGTTAAGGCTTCCTCGATTTGGTCTTCCGTAGCTTCATCATCTACGCTGTCGATATTTACCACTTGAGCTTCTTTAATCAAGTAATCTGACATAACCTTATCGAGGTTCTCGCCTACCCACTTTTTACGGTATTCGAGAATTTCTTCGCCGTCACTAGAAACATACTTTAGTCTATTACCTTGTTTCTCAATGACTCCTTTACCTTCAAATAATTCAAGCAATCCACTATAAGGATTCATACCTGTTTCATATGGAATCTTTACTTGTACACCTTCAAACGGTTTTGCATAACGAGTCTTCATAACCTTACAGCCTGCACGGATACCCATAACTTGACTGATCTTGTTACCATCTTCGTCTTCTTTCAGCTTCATCTTTTTCATTGCAACAACAATACTTGATGCATAGATAAAGCCTGAACCGCCACTAATCTTATCATCTG